TGTTTGCCATGTGAGCAGCATCATATGAGTGAACAACGTTAGGACTGATACCAGAAGCAAAGGAACGTCTACAAGGCACACGTTCACCAGTCTCTTTGTTAAGTACGTCAACCTTGATAACGTGCATGACCCTTCCGTCTTTATTTCCTTGGATACCTTTAATAGTTCCTCTTTGTTTCCGTTCATGCTGGAGGTAAGCCTTATATACCACTGGAAACCCCGATGGTGTTGTCCATGTGAGTTGATTTCTTCCTGAGTTGAGTTCATGTTCTGCAATCTTCTGTAAATACTTGGTTGTCTTAAGTGGTCCTGCACAGACAGTGTTAATAGCTTTGATTAAGTTACCTGCTAATACATCACACTGATCTTCAGTGATATTGTACTTAACAGTATAGCCTTCTACGTGACAATCTTCATACATGTTCTTGGCAATACGCATCTTACCAGCACTGTATGCACGAGTCATTGAGCCTCTCTTAGCGATACCCTTACGGATATGTTTCATAGGCATATCTTTGATCTCAAAGTACTCAGGCATAATGCTGATGAGTTCTTTAGCTACAGCTACATAGAAGTCTTTCTGGATATTTGTAGGAACAAGAGACACCAGCGTACCAGCCTGTTTATCCTTAGACATAGCCGCCAAGTGTTGCCAACCATTATTAGAACCGTCAATAGGTATAGGTAAACCAGACATAAAGTCTTTACCTTCCATCGTTGCTCTCTTGTATGCTAACAATTCATTACAACAAGCTAAAAAGCTATAAGCCTTTTCAGCAGACTCATGTATGGTTTTAGTACGAGCTACCTTATAGATAAACTCTATGTTGTTATCTACCCATGCAACTCGATCTTCCAGAGTCATCTTGTCTACAGATATAGTGTCAAGACCTTCTTCAATTAAGTAAGCCTTATAGTCTGTAGTAAAGTATTTAGGTATCTGGTCTATAACAAATGATTCGTTAAAGCAAGCTGCTGTATGCACCTTAATCCAAAATAAACCCCTCTCAGTAACTTTCTTTTTGTTAGCAAACATAAACAAGCTACGAGCAAGGTCACTACCTTGGAACTCTAAGAATGATTCTGCATAGTATACTCTACCTCGGTAGTCACAAGAGACTTCCTGAAAGAAAGTTCTTTCACCAATCATCTCAGCCTTCTTAAGCACTTGCATGTATTCAAAGTACTTACTCATCATACGTTGTAGCTTAGGATCTTTCTTACCAAGGAACTTAGTACCATCTGTATGAGATAGTTTCTTAGGTAAGTCTAGGTTCTCATGATGTATGTTGTATTCTCTTACAACACCATCTTCATCGACCAACTCAAGGATTTCCTTAGGAGTCTGTGCTTGCATAGCAGTTAACACAGGGATGTTAAGCTTCCAAGACTGTTGTCGAAGGGTCTCAAGAGACCTTACAAATGTTTTATTAAGGTTGTCATGGAATAGCTTAGAGTTAGTCCATCCTTTAATAAATGGTTCCTTAGTTAATGGGCTATACAGACCCATAATAGGTAACAAAGGTTCAAAGGAAGTACCAATCAATGTTGGTTTTATATCATCTGCTTGATTAACAATGCGTACCATGTATGGTGCTTTGTAACCAGCATACTCCCTGAAGATATCAATCAGTCCATCTTGAAGGAATGTTTCGAGAAGAAGATCTCCAAGCGATAAAGTTGACTTGATATCAAGTTCGTCAGCTCCAATAGCTCTTGCAATTCTTTTTCCGATAAGGTCAGAAGCAAAGGTGAGCTTAACAGAGGCGCTATGCGTTGCGTTCTTGTTACGAATGCAGTATCTAAGGAGGGTATCCCAAGACTCGTTGATAAATCTTTCAAGTTCATATTCCCATGTTGGATAGTGTGCTAGAAGGCGAGCACCCTCATTGTAGATCTTATCTGAGTTGGGGACAACCTTCGATACACGTTCAGTAAGATAATTTAATGGATTCATTTATTCAAAGTCAACAAAAGTGGTTTGCATTAAGCGACCAGTGTCAGCGTCATACCTAGTATTACCGCAGTCACCTGTCATACCCGTGAATCGAGACTTCAATACACGAAGCTTAATTGTGTTACGCATCTGTTCTGTCTCAGCAATCATGTTGCGTGAGAAAGCAATGATGTCAAAAGAAATTTGTTTAATAGAACCTGAGCCTTTGATGTCATCAATGGTTGGCAAGTGACCTTCTTCAAAAGGCTTTTCACCCTTACGTAGGTGAGACACAACACCTAACCAGACATTATGTTTCTTACAGATCTTAAGTAAGTCACTCATGACTGAGTCAACTGCCTCATTACCTGTACGACCCTTAGCACCCTCAGACACAGCAATAGTAATGTGGTCAAGGATGATATACTTACAACCCATCAGGGCTAAGTGTTCAAGCTTGTCTATGAGTGATTCATCACCCACAGATCCTTGGTGATCAAGCAGTACCAAGCGTTCATCACCGAACACTTGTTGATGTGCTGCATACATATCTTCCTCAGTTACTTTGTTTGTAGTAAGGTTCTTACGTAACTGCATACCAATGAACTTCTCAGCAGAGTCACCAATAGATTCTTCGAGTGACACCATACCGATCATATCAGTTGTCTTAGCTAGGATCTCAAGTACAATCTCTTTAATGACTGTACTTTTACCTGAGCCTGTGCCTGATGTGAACAATACGATCTCACCTAAGCGTAGACCATGTAGCTTGTCGTTGAGGGTCTTTAAGCATTCAGGGTAAGGCAAAGAATTAGTTTCTTTCTTACGCATGAATTGTTCCCAGATAGCCTCACCTTTAACAACACCTGCTGGACTGAATGTACGTGCATCAAAAATACAGTTCATTAGCATAGCTGAACCATGCTTAATCAATACATCACAAGGGTCTTTCTCAGGTAGTGATGCTACTTTAACCTTATCATAGCCAATGATCTTAGCGGCTTGATCTGTAGCTTTCTTTCCTGCATCATCTTGATCAAACATCAATACGACTTCATCGAAGTTACGTAACCATTCACGTTGTTCAAGGATCATTGATGTAGCAGATGCAGAAGGTAATGCTACTACTGGGTAGAACCTACCATACTTATCATGTTGAGCCTGAGCCACAGCCAATGCGTCTAGCTCTCCTTCCGTGATGATAATGCGCTTACCACCCGTTGAAACATTCTGACCGAATAACTGTACACCTTTAAACTCACCGTGAATAATAAAGGTCTTAGGTAGTTTACGCTCTTTATAGGCAACAACACTATTGTCTTTAGTATATGGATAAAAATGGCTACTGATAGTACCATCCTCAGCATACGAAACCTTAACACCGTAGTAAGCTGATACGGGTTTGGTGATACCTCTTTCTTGGAAGCCTCTTGTGTCATACTCTTTGATCTCCTCTATTGTGTGCATATCGTAGTTTTCTTTGTGATAAACTGTTGGTTTAAAGTTAGGGTCTGTTGGTGCTGATTTACAGCATGAAAAGCAGTATCCAAACTCATCATCTTCTTTATAAGAAAAAGCATCTGATGAGCTGCACTTAGGGCAAGCGGTATGAATCCACCTTGACATATTAAATAGGTTCGTAGGTTAATTTAAAGATATCAGGTTTGCATGGGTAACGCTCACCTTTAACTCCGGTGATAATCCAATCACCTTCTGTTACCTCATGATTCCCTTCAAGAGTATCAATGCGGTATCCAGTTGGAGAAGTATTATCTTTGTAAACACCTTGAGGCCAACCATCAATATCAAACACCCAGAATTGTTTGGCTTCAATAACTACAGGTTTCTTTTTAAATTGCATATTAATTCCAGTCTCTGTTGTCTTTGTACTCTCTAATACGTTCTCTTCGATCTTTAGCTTCTTGTTGGGTTTCTTTCTTACGTTTGAATTGATTCTTGAAATCATCTTTCAGTGAAGGGATTTCTTTGTCAAGTGGTTTAATAGGTTTATTCTTCTTCATGATTTAGGTTTTAAAAACTTTACTGCACCGATGTTTCCATTGTACCAGAGACGTTCTCCATCAGTTGTTTCATCTCTTGAAAGGACTTCACATTGCCATTGCTCCTGCACTTCCCGATATGTAAGCATTCCTTTTCCGTATACCCAGTCATAGATAACAAAAGTAAAAACTTCAAGTCCGTATAGCTCAATATCATCAAGTAATTCTCTGCATGAGGATGTGTAAGTTCGCCAATCAGACTCTCTTCGAGTCTTAACTCTGCGCTTAGCTCCTGTAGGTAGTCTGGATGTTTCACTTATGAGTTGCTTTCTTCCGATGTATTGTCTTCCAGTTGGTCCAAAGACTGCATAGATGAATCCGAAGGCGTTGGCTGGTCGCTCTGTGAGGGCAATCCAGTGTCCGTAATCTTCCATGATAGTCGTTCCTTTAGTTCTTCAAATGATAGTGGCTTAAGGTCATCATCACTCTCTCTGATGTATATGCAGTTAGCACATTTCAAAAAGAAAGGTCCCCAATTATCACCACATTTTTCTTTCCAGATGTCAATAACCCTTGACCACAAAAGGTTATTAGGTACACCATTGATAAGCTTCTCAGCTGTCTTTGGTCCTACACCTCTTAAGCCTTGGATGTTATCTGTAGCATCTCCTGTTAGGATTTGCATCATAAGAAACCTGTAACCGTCTTCTGGTTCAACGTAGTATAACGTATCCTTGCGGAAGTTATAGTGCCATCCAGGAATACAGTCTAAGTCTTTATCTATATGACATACAATATAACGTTTGTTATCCTGTAATGCTAATTCAGCGGCAATACCACAGTAATCATCTGCTTCACCACCATCTGACTGTATACTAAAGTCTTTACAGTACTCGTATAGATCGTCAATACGATCTTTAACTTCCGGTTCAATGGTATCTTTACGATTACCTTTGTATGCGGCATCTACCTCATACCTGAAGTTGTCTTTACCTTTAATAAACACTGCACCACTAATAGCTCCAGTGTTAGTCATAATCTCTTTTAGTTTATCGTCAAGAGCTTTACGGCATAACGCTGGAGATGGTTGCATGTAAGCAATCTGATACAGAATACTATCTGCATCAATTATTGCAATGTCGAATTGATCATCTGATTCAATCATCAGTGTACCTCTGCATATGTTTTACCTGTATGTGCGTCACCACCCATGCACTCGATACCAAACCACTTAGGTGCTTCAGTGAATGCTTCGATAGATAACTCAGCTACTTCTTCTGCATACTCATCTTTAGTTACAACAGCAACTTCGTCATGATAGTGCAACACAAAGTAGTGTGGGATGTTACGTTCTTTTAGTTTGTCTCTGAGATATACTGCTGCCGCTTTGCAGCTGACACCTTCAGCAGTCTGTAATAGGTAGTTGAGTACCTGATGCTGAGAGCTTACGAATACCATACGACCATCGATACCTCGGATGAAGGCTTTATCCTTACCGAATGTATTAGATGTCTTATCAAATAGACTTGATAGGTTATCCTTAAGTTCCTTTAATCCTGGGATTGAGTTCTCAAACTTTTCTTTAGCAGTTCTACCCGTCTTCGCATCCGTCTTGCCCGTAAGTATGAGACCAAGCTTACCATCACCACCCCCGAACAGGAAAGCATAAAGAAAAGGCTTAGCAAGTTTGCGACTTGTACCAAGAGCATCTGCATTTCGTTGATGGACATCTCCATTGATTACCTCATTAGTAAATTCATCGTTACGTATGTAATGGCAAAGACCACGCATCTGATTTCCAGCCGAGTCAGCACCGACAATGGTTGTTCCGGGTTCGGATACAAGAAGGCTTCGCATTTCTTTCCCATATACAGAGTCAACAGAAGGGAGATTAGCAACGACTTCATGACGACACCTAAAAGTAGGTGTACCAATAGTCCACATGCGACCATGTAAACGATTGTCTTTACTGTTTCTAACTTCATTGATCCAACCCTCAAGAATACCTTTACGGCTCCTAATAGTATAGTATTCACTGACAAGCATAGCATCAGGACCAAGCTTCTCAAGAGAAGATTCGGTAATCTTAGGCGACTTGTTAACAAACTTACCATTGATTTTCTCCACGTTCCATTCGTCAGGTACCCATCCAATAGAATACAACCAGTCTTTAACTACTTCGATTGATCCGACTTTACCCTGTTCAAAGGAGATTCTACAGTAGGCTCCTTCAATAGGTCTTTCAGTTCTTCCCGACTCTTGCGGTAGATTAAAGTGTTTAACAGTGGCGACTGTATAGCACCCGTCTTTTCGCCATGCGGGTTCTTTGAATTCGTCTTTTCCATCTGTCTTAATACACCTCATTCCGATCTTAGGTTCGAGTACCATCTCAATAGCATCTAACTTGTTGTTGATTTCTGTTAGCAGTGTCTGAGCCTTAGCCATATCAAACATCCAGCCCTTAGCTCTGATGTCAGCCTCAATCTTAGCAAACTCAGTCTCAACCTCGATACCTTTCTTGTACATAGGGTATTTACGAATCAAGTTAGTAGCTTCTTCAGTTAATACCTTGTATACTTTAACGTTGAGTTCAACATCTCGGATACAGTATGTAAGCATTTCTTTACTATAGTTATTAAACTCAGTAAATTCCAACTTAGGATAGTTTAGTTTAGCACCCCATCCCTCAAGACCATGTTTATGTTCACGCCTATACTGGTTTAGTTGAGATAGAATCCATGTGTCAATCACTTTAACAGTGCTTGGTAGTTTGAATCCAAGGATATAGTCTAATACTACTAAGTCATAACCAATAATGTTATGACCAAAGACGATATCAGCTTTGGATATGAAGTCAAGACCTTCAGATAAGCTTGGTAGCTCATCGTCATAGTCTGAGAATGAGTAGACATTTCCGTT